ACAATTTAGATGATGAGTTTATTTATATTTGTGATGATTGGAATTGGGCAGAAGTTAAACAAGGAACATTTAGAGCTATACAAGAACAAAATCTTACTATTGTTCAAGAGTGGGATTTACCATCAAATAATAATGGTGATGTAGAAAATTGGTGGAATGGTCTTTGGGTTGCTATATTAAGGAAAAAAACATGAAAAATGCGCTAATTTTTGGAGTAACTGGACAGGACGGAAGCCATCTCGCAGATCTTTTACTATCGAAAAATTATAATGTTCTTGGTGTGTCAAGACGATGCAGCGTAGATACAACCGAGAGATTAAAACATCTTAAAGACGATAATAGGTTCAATCTGATCGAAGGAGATATCACTGATGTTAGTAGTGTACTTAATATCTTAAGTAATTACGGCGATGTAGATGAAGTCTATAATCTAGCAGCACAATCGCATGTAGCAACCTCTTTTAAGCAACCCGCGCTTACTTGGGACATAACTGGTAAGGGGTGTATGAATATTCTACAAGCTTTAGTTGACCTTAAGATGTTTTCACCTAGATTTTACCAAGCTTCCTCTAGCGAAATGTTTGGGTCTAGTTTCACTGTTAACGAATTTGGTGAAAAATACCAAGATGAGAACACAAAATTTTTGCCACAATCTCCATACGCTATATCAAAATGTGCCGCCCACTATTCTGTAAGACTGTATCGTGAGGCTTATGGTTTACATGCTAGTGCCGGTATTTTATTTAACCATGAGGGTCCAAGGCGTGGAGATAATTTCGTTACTAAAAAAATTACTAACTGGATAACCTCATTTATTAATTGGCTAGAGTCGCACAATTATAATAAAGAATATTTAACATTCAGCGAAGATGATATACAATATTCTCAAAACTCATCATCCTTCCCAAAATTAAGACTTGGTAATCTAGATACATATAGAGATTGGGGATATGCTGGAGACTATGTAGAAGCAATGTGGTTAATGCTTCAACAGGACGAGCCAGATGACTATGTTATTTGTACTGGTAAATCACACACTATTAGAGAGTTTTTAAATTACGCATTTCAGCAAACTGGAATATATGATTGGTCAAATTACGTAGTTATTGACCCAGAGTTTTATAGACCAGCAGAGGTAGATTATCTTCGCGGAGATGCGTCCAAGGCTAAAAATAAGCTTGGATGGGAAGCAAGATGTAACCTAGAACAATTAGTGTCATTAATGCTAGATGACAAAACACATGAAAAACTACAGAGTGATGTTAGACATTTCTAACATTTACCCATTAATTCGAAAGTTTAACCTAAAAGGATATGGAAGCCCATTCCCTACTATATTCGTTACAGCAACAGACCCAGATATGGTATGCATAGACGTAATAAATGGACTAATTAAAATACTATTAGATCAAGATTGTTCTATCAATACCAGAATTATTTGTAGAAAAATACGTAAAGAAGCTAGAATAGATAAGATATACTCACTATGAAACGCAACTACGACGATCCAGCGTATAAAGATTGGAGATTAAAAATACTTAAAAGAGATGGAAGAAAGTGTAGAATGCCGGGATGCGAATCAAAGACCAAACTACAAGTTCATCACATACGAAGATGGGCTAGTGCTTCCGCTTTAAGATACGAACCGTCCAATGGAATTACCTTATGTAAGAATTGTCATGATTCTATAAAAGGTAAAGAACACCACTACGAACCCCTATTTATAGAAATTATAAATGAGCTATAAAACTGCACCGTCTTTTATAGTAGTTAAAGACACTAGAGAACAAGACGGTTATTATTTTAAGCAATACAATACGTGCGCTGGTATGGTAGAAGAAAAGCTAGACACTGGAGATTACTCTATCAAGGGTTTAGAAGATAAAATATGTATCGAAAGAAAAGGTTGCGTAGAAGAGTTGGCTATGAACTTAGGATCTAAGAAGCATACGTTCCTAAATGAGATAGAAAGAATGGAAGTGTTTCCGCACAAATTTATAGTGCTAGAATTCTCATTAGATGAATTAATTAAGTTTCCAGAAGAAACTAGAATACCAATTAAAAATAAGGGAGCCGTTAAGATTACTGGCAAGTATATGCTTAAATGCTTAATGGAATTTCAAATATACAACAACGTACATGTGTTATTCTGTGGTAATAAATATAACGCTTTTATCGCAGTAAGTAGTATCCTCAAGCGTATCAATGAAATGTATACAATTGGAAGGAAAGACTAACATGGAACCAGAACTGCTAAAAGATTTTCATGACTACTGCGCTAATATTAATACTAGAGAAATTTTTCTACATAATCATTATCACACAGAAGATAATCAAAATCCCGGTGTCGAATATAGAATGTCAAATACATTTATAAAAAATCTTCGCGCACTAGATTTAAAAAATAATAACCCGATCATCATACATATGCAGAGCGTTGGTGGTGAATGGTCTGATGGTATGGCAATTTTTGATGCTATAGCTATGTGTAGGTCTTATGTTAATATTATAGTATACGGTCAAGCAGAGTCTATGAGTAGTATTATACTACAAGCTGCTGATTATAGATACATGACCCCCAATTCTCATTTTATGAGCCATTACGGTTCTAGCAATATAAATACAGATTATTTGAGTGCTATGACTCAAGCTGATTATGAAAAAAGAACAGCAGATATTATGTTTAAAATTTATGCAAAAAGATGTATAGAAGGTCAATTTTTTAACGACAAGTTCAATAAAAAACCAACTGAATCACAAGTTACACAATTTTTGATTAGAAAATTAAAATCTGGTGATTGGTATTTGAGCGCAGAAGATGCTGTTTACTATGGATTTGCCGACGCAATAATGAAAGATTGGAATAAAATAGGATGAGCCAACTTAAAAAAATAGATGAAGCTTGGTTAGGTCTTGATACTATAGAAGCGGATATTTTTAATCCTATGTCTATATTAAAACCTAGCGAAGATGATTTTCATCTAAAACTTGCTTGGTTAATGATAAGGCCAGAATATATGTCATTTCTATGCCAGCATATCCTTAATGTTCAGCTACTACCATCTCAGGCTCTAGTTCTTAACGAAGTGTGGAATCGTAAATTCCCCATGTTAATAGCTAGTCGAGGCTTTGGTAAGTCTTTCATGTTGTCGCTTTACGCTATGCTCAGGGGCTTGATATTGCCCCGTAGAAAGATTATTGTAGTAGGTGCTGCTTTTAGACAGTCTAAAGTATTATTTGAATACATGGAGACTATATGGCGTAATTCTCCAATGTTAAGAGATATGTGCGATTCTGACAGTGGCCCGCGTAGAGATACAGACCGTTGCGTTATGAGATTAAATGAGAGTACTATTACGTGTTTACCATTAGGCGATGGTCAAAAGATTAGAGGTCAAAGAGCTAACGATATTATTAGTGACGAATTTGCCTCTATTCCTAGAGATATTTTTGAAAACGTTGTTGCTGGTTTCGCAGCAGTTAGTGCTGATCCAGTATCAAATGTTAAACGTTTTGCTGCAAAGCAAAAAGCAACAGAATTAGGTTTAATTATAGAAGAAGATGACGAATCTTCTAAGCAGTCTAAAGATAATCAAATTGTATTATCTGGAACAGCTTATTATGATTTTAACCATTTTGCTACATATTGGAAGAAATGGAAAGCTATTATTAGAAGCCAAGGCAATCCCGCTAAATTACGAGAAGTCTTTGGTGGAGAAGATTATCCAGAAACATTTGATTGGACCCAATATTCAATTATACGTATGCCCTATGAGTTATTACCAATGGGTTTTATGGACGCTGACCAAGTAGCAAGATCAAAAGCTACTGTACACATTGGTATTTATCAAATGGAATATGGTGCGTGTTTTACTAGAGATAGTCAAGGATTTTTTAAGCGATCATTAATTGAGTCGTGTGTTATTTCTCAATCTAACCCCATAAAAGATAGCAAGGGAAATGATATTCATTTTGAAGCTAGCTTAATGGGTGATCCAAATAAAAGATATATATTTGGTGTTGACCCCGCTTCTGAAGTAGACAACTTTAGTATTGTAGTATTAGAAGTCAACGCAGACCATAGACGAATTGTTCACTGCTGGACAACTACTAGATCTGAACATAAAGAAAAAGTAAAGAAAGGATATTCCTCAGAAAGTGATTTTTATTCCTATTGCGCAAGAAAAATAAGGGATTTAATGGCACTATATCCCTGTATCCACATATCTATCGACGCACAGGGCGGCGGTATAGCTATTATAGAATCTTTACATGATCATGATAAGATTAAAGCTGGTGAACTACCAATATGGCCCACTATTGATGATGACAAGCCTAAAGATTCAGACGGTGAAAGAGGGTTACATATCATAGAAGCCTGCCAATTTGCTAGATATGAATGGCTGGCAGAATCTAATCACGGCATGAGAAAAGATTTTGAAGATAAAGTATTAATATTTCCATTTTTTGATTCTATTTCAATTGGATTATCTAGCTCAGAGGACTCTGTAAAGCATAGAATGTTCGATACTTTAGAAGAATGCGTCATGGATATTGAAGAATTAAAAGACGAACTTTCTATGATTCAAATGACCCAGACTAATAGTGGTAGGGATCGTTGGGATACCCCAGAAGTTATCGTTGGAACCGGCAGAAAAAGTAAGATGAGAAAAGATCGATATTCTGCACTTTTAATGGCAAATATGGCGGCTAGAGTCTTACAAAGAACCCCAGAGCAAGCAACATATAATTTCTATGGTGGATTTGCAACGGGCAGATCAGGTACAGCTAAATATGAGAACGAAAAACTGTACACTGGACCTAGCTGGTTTTCAGAGAATATGAAAGATGTGTATTAAACATTGGTAATCCAATTACAATCTAATTGAGGGCTAAAATGGATAATAAAGACATGATAACTTGGTCAGATGATAGTAAAAGTAAATCTGCTGCTATGTCTCAATTCTCGGATAATGTTCAATCATATACCGGCTTAACTAAATCCTCTGGTAGCACATATCGTACTTTTACTGACGTTGAACCAAACAAGAGTGTCAAGCCGGGATTTAACCAGTTAGATTATTACGCATTTAGACCTAACGAGCAAGTTCCTGCCCAGCAAAGGCGAGCCATTAAAATGTGTTTAGATGCCTACGACAAAGTAGGTATTATTCGCAACGTTATTGACTTGATGGGCGACTTTGGTTCTCAGGGCATTAACATTGTCCATCCGAATAAGAGCGTAGAAAGATTTTATCAGCAATGGTTTAAGAGCGTTAATGGTCAAGAAAGATCAGAGCGCTTTTTAAATAATCTATACAAAGCTGGTAATGTTATCGCTTATAGAAGCTTTGCAAAAATAACTCCAGAGCTAACCAAATATATGAAGTCTTTGGCTAGTGATATTAAGGTTGAAGTTCCTAATATGAAAGATTCCTTCTTCTT